ATAATTAAAGATTTACCAGATGCGGTAGGTGAAAGACAAAGCATTCTCTGTTTACGCACGCCGTCTTTAAATGCTTCTACCTGATAGTCCCGCATCTGGATTTTTTTCCCTCCTGAGTGTGGGTCGAGGGCATCTAAAAACCCATCTAGTATTTTATCCGAGACGTTCTGTTCGATACCAGGCATATTATTCTTGGTACCTTCAAACTCGACTTGGATGTCAAGGTCTTTAGAAAACTTTGCTATGTCTTGTACAAGACCAGCATAAATAGTATTATCACGCAAGTTCGCAAGCCGTATCTTACCATCCCAGTATCTATTCTTATATGCTGGTGTAAAATGTGCGCCTGGTACTTTAAACGTGAAGTAATCTGATAAAGTCTGTAAGTCCGCTTTATCTCCTTCAAATTTTAAGTATGCGTCATTTAGTTTTTTGAAGAGTATCATCTACAAATGTTTTATATGTTTCGGCCAACTGTGCAGATGGTAGACATTTAATCTCATAGTCATAGAAACTAAACTCTCCATCCGTATCGGCAACTTCTAAAAATGTACCAATCTTAAATGTACCCGTACCCGAGTCATTCTTTTCCTGGTAAACTATCATAGGATTCTTCAAGGTCTTTTTTCTCGGTTCATCACCGACTAAATAACCAATTATGAGTGGACCTTGATTTGGTAGCTTAAGTAAAATTGTTTTCATTACATATCTCCGCTAGTAAATTTTGCCCAATCAATAGCAGCTTTAATCGAACTGTTTCTCCATTTAATCTGGTCCATAATATGCTGCACACCTTCAAGTAATATATCAAAGTATTCTATCTTCTGTGTAAGTTTAATTACTTCGGGGTCAGTGTTGACATGCTTCTCAACACCTGCTTTAGTCTTAAGTTTCAAATCAAATGGTTTATCTTTGTATTCTTCCGGACGAGCCTGACCTGAATAGAATAATTCTTTTTCTTTCTTTAGTGTCTCTAGCTGGTGTGTGAACGCGACTTTTTTGGCCCTTATTTCCATAAGGATACTTAAGTACTTGTGGTGTAGCTTTGGAATAGACAATGACTCTCTATCGAGTTGAGTCTTCTCTATCACCGCATCTTCTTCCCACATAGCTAGAAGCTGCTCGTGCGTAATCATATATAATAAATATACCATGGAGATGAATTTTTTTCTGAACCATTTTCACTTTAAGTGTATATTCATACGCTTTTTTAACCAACCTTACACTAAATTTAGGAGATTATTATATGGCTCGAAGGCAAAAGAAGGCCTCATTACAGGCTGAGATAAACGCTTCAAAGGCGTTTCATATTCAACCAAAGAATGAGACACAGAACTATCTTTTGGAATGTATACAGAATAATATAATGACAGTTGTAATCGGTCCGGCAGGTACGGGTAAAACCTATTGTACCGGAATGAAGGCAGCTCAGTTATTTCTGAAGGGCGAATTCGAGAAAATCGTGTTAACACGGTCAAATATATCAACAGGTAAATCATTAGGTCATTTTCCAGGTACTATCGAAGAGAAGATGGAACCATGGGTAAAGCCTATCATGAACGTACTAATAGATGCATTAGGCTCGGGTAGAGCAGAATGTATGCAACGGCAGAAACAAATTGAAGTTCAGCCGATAGAAACTATACGTGGTACATCATTTAATAATAGTATTGTTATTGTTGATGAAGCACAGAACTTAACTATTGATGAGATTAAAGCTATTACTACAAGAATTGGTGATGGTACAAAACTTATTCTATTAGGTGACCCAGCACAGAGTGACCTTAAGAATAGTGATTTAATTAAATTTGTAGATTTATGTCATCAATATCGAGTGCCGGCGCCGATCGTAACGTTTAGTATTAAGGATATTGTCAGGTCAGATATTGTTGCTAATCTTGTTAAGATGTTTGCGAAGGCCGGAATCTAGAATTTGTACCTTAGTACCGCTAATGGAACCACGGTATGTTATCCATATAATACCAAAAAAGGACGAAAATTTTTAAATTATATCATTATTTTTTGCGCCATTAGAGTATGTCGCATGTTCAAAATATAAGAACTTAAATGAGCATGTGGCAGAAAGATAATCTACCGTAGGATTAGTAGCATCATATTGTGGACCATCTAATGAAATAGGAAATGCATCAATAAATTTCCATTCAGCAATAGGTTTTAAATCTGCATCTGCTGCAAATAGACTCATATTACTCATGGTATTTAAGAAACCAGGTTCTCTAGCATCTGGTCTTGATGTGACATTCTCTTTTACATATTCATTGAATTGGTCAAATGATTCAGGATTAATCATTCCTTTCATCCATTTTAAAACTTGTCTATAACCCTTCATCTCTTTATCAATAAGAAATGTGACATCTAGTTGTGAATAATCTAGAGTATCTCCAGGTACTGACCTTGTTTGATTGAATGGATTAGAAATAATAGCTTCACCTGCACTGATGACAGGTGCATTTGCCTGTTGGATTGTATATACTATATCAGGTAATTTTTCTATGGTGAGAAAGAAATGCTGAGGAGCTGTAAAAGATAACTCTGTCTGCCTCGCAAGCATATCACTAAATTGCAAAGCCATTAGCTATCTACCTTGGCGCCAGCTCTCCACTGATAACATGACCAATATCTGGCTTTCCACTTTGGTCCTGGGTTATCACAATTGTGTCTAGCTCTAAATGAAGCTCTCCTACCAGGGTCATCTCTTTTGATTTCCATGTTAGGGTCTCCAAATCGAACCATAACAACATTTCCTTTTTCATTCTTAGTGTAGACCTTAAATTTTGACTTACCATCTTGTACACGCATAGGGTCATTCAATTTTACTTTAGTACCCTGATATTCAGCTTCTGTGATTACGTGGTCGAAGTGTTCATTACAGTCTTCACAACAAAATTCTTGAAAGTTTTTCATATACTATTTATACTGGGATAAAAAAAAGGGGTTCCGAAGAACCCCTTTTAAAATTCGTTATGCAACGGTTATTACACGTTGTCAACTCTGAATTTTCTGTAGTACATGTTCGAGTTAGGAGCATGCAAACCTTGAGATTGGATAGTTCTCGCAGCAAATGGGTTTGATACCATTCCGTAACGAGTTTTAAATCCAATTTTTGGTTGGAATGTTTCCTGACTTACTGCACGGACCATTTGCAATGGAACGTATGGGCAGTAGAACATACCTGCATCCATATTGTTAGTACCTTTATAACCAACAACAACATAGTCACCGTTAGTAGCATAAGGGTCAACATAGACTTTAGTACGTCCGTTAAGTACACCAGCAAAAGTACCTGAAGTCACATCTACATTTAGGTTATCTTCTAAACCAGAAGTGTAATCAAGTAAGCCAGCCATTGTTAATGCAGAAGCGACATTAGCAGAGCAAAGGATAAAGTTTCCTTTTCCTCTTCTAGTTTCAAATGCAATAGTATTACATTCTTTTTCGATTTGCATCATTAGGCCTTTTTGTCTTTCAACTGACCATCTACCTTGACCATCAGCGATTAAGTCAAAGATTCCGTTAGTTGTAAGACCAGAAGCTCCGTATTTTGCTTGAGAAAGGATTGTGTGAACAACTTCTCTATTGATTTCCGCAAGGATTTCAGTAGAAAGAATGTTAGCTAGTTCAGCCTCAGCATCAAGTCCGTGGACTGCTTTGAGGTCTTGTACTAGTTCCATTGTGTATTCACTTTTGAGAGCTCTTGTTTTAGCTTCAACAGCTGTTCTCTCAATTGTGAATGACATTTCACGGAAGTTGTCACCTTCACCTTCTCTTGTAGACATTCCGAAGGAAGTGTTTCCTTCTCCTTGTCCACTTGGCATATAACCAGAGTTAAGGCTTGGGTTGGCAGTGACTGTGTCTACAAATGGGTCATTTACCGGGGTAATTGAACCTGTATCAGTCACGGGGTCAGAGTCAGCAGTGCTAACACCATCATTTTTCGCTCTAGAGACTGCGAATGGGTTTCCATCAGCGTCTGTGTTGCTTCCAGCGGAGTGCGTATTAGGCGAACCTGTATTAAACGCAGTACCTGAGAAGTTAGAGAACGGCTCATCATACATAGCTTCGATACCAAGACCATTACCATCGCCACTAACACCTTCGTTAGTATTGTTGTATCTTGCTCTTAGCGCGAAAATAAGACCAGTTGGAGCGTTCATAGGCTGAACACCACAAAGGTCAAATGCCATCATTTGTGGAACCGCACGTCTAACTAGAGAGATAATGATAGGGTCATAACCTGCACGACCAGTAGCGTTTAGTGCTGCGTTGGTGTTAGAACCAGACATAGCACCACCGAAGCTAGCACCAGAAAGAGAAGCTTCTTCAAGATTCTGCTCTTCTGCCAATGCTTTCTCCGTATTTTCGAGAACCTGAGCAAGTACAGCTTTTTTATCACGCTCATCTACTTTTGGTAAATCTTCGTGATTAATTACTGGAGCCCATTTCTCTGTTAGTACGTCGTATGACATGGTTTTTCTCCTAAAATTAAAAGTTAGTTAGATTATTAATTTTCTTAAAAATCGTTAGGTTTTTCATTCTTATTTAAGTGCAGTTTTAGACAAGTATCTAACGTACTGCGATACAGGATTTCCATCCGTATCAGTTTCCTGAGGGATTTCTCCTTCAGTACCGCTGAAGACTTCATCACCATAAGATGATAGAGCTTTAGCTGCCGTTTCAGGATTTTCAAAGTAAGATTCTTTTAAAGTCTCTAACTTTTCCTTAAACTCTTCAGTACTACCTGCTTCTACACTTTCACTCAATTTCTCTAGGCGTATCTTTTGAGTTTCAGTAAGACCATCACTAACTTCAGCAGTGATTTGGTCTTTTTCGAAGGCTAATACTTTAGATTGCAGCTCTTCAACAATTCCGTCTTTCTCACCAATTTGGTCTTTATAACTTTCGACCGCTTCAGTAAGCTCATCAACAACACTGATATCTTCTTCAGGAATGTCGATGTAATTCTTTTCAAATAAACCTTTAAGGTCTTTAATAAAGTTCTCAGCAATTTCTGTTCTGAGTGAATACTTAATTTCTAAAGCATTCTCTTTTAACCACTCTTCAGTAGCATAATCAGTATAGCTTGAGAACTTCTCTTCTAAATCTTTAATGTAATCTGCATTTTCTGATTCAAGTTGCTCTTTAATCTCTGCGACTTTAGCATTTACTTTTTCATTTACTGCAGTTTCAAAGACAATGGCAGCTTTTTGTTTGAAGTCTTCGTCTAAGTCAATATCTTCTTCCATGTCGTCTTTGGCCATTTCCTCTTGGTCTTTAGCCATTTCATCTTTTTTAGACTTCATTTCTTTGACTTCTTCGTCTTCTTTAGACTTCATTTCCTCAGGGTCTTTGGCCATTTCATCTTCTTTAGATTTCATCTCTTTAACAGACTCATCTTCTTTATCAGCCATTTCCTCAGGGTCTTTAGCCATTTCGTCTTTTTTATGTTTCATTTCATCAACTGATTCATCTTCTTTACTTGCCATTTCTTCTGGCTCGTCTTTCATTTCCTCAGTATCTTTTTTCATCTCCTCGACTTCTTCTTTCTCATCTTCCATCTCGTCCATGTCTTTCTTCATTTCAGAGACTTTCTTCTTAGGGTCAGAATTGTCTTTCATTGGAGTTTCAATAGGGTCAGACTCTTGGTCATGTGGACCTTTATCAGCTTCTGCTTTAGGAGAATCATTATCTCCTTTAGACATATCAAGAGTTGCTTTATCTTGGTCAGGAAGTTGCTTATCATTAGCATCTTTCTCAACAGAAGTATCTTGTTTCTCCTCATCCATATCTTTTTTCATTTCTTTTTGAGGTTCAACTTCTTTTTCGTCTTCGTCCATGTCTTTCTTAGCCATTTCCTCGACTTCAACTTCTTCTTTTTTCTCTTTGTCTTTAATAGCTTTTTGTAAACCAGCAGGAAGTTTCTTTTGTTGGTCAGTAAGTTCGTCCATGTCTTTTTTAGCCATTTCGGAAACTTCTTCTTCTTCTTTAACTTCTTCTTCTTCTTTATCCTTAGCCATTTCCTCTGTATCTTTTTTCATTTCTTCAACTTCAACAGATTCTTTAGCACCATCTTTACGGACTTTAGCTAGGTCAGATGCATCGATGTCACCATCACCATCTTTATCTAGTTTCTTCTGGTCACCTTTTAATTCTTCGTCTTCTTTAGACTTCATTTCTTTGACTTCTTCGTCCTCTTTATCAGCCATCTCCTCAGTATCTTTTTTCATTTCAGACACTTTCTTTTTAGGGTCTGATTCATCTTTCATTGGAGTAGTGATAGGATCGGATTCTTGGTCATGTGCAGGTTTGTCAGCTTCTACCTCTGCACTTGCGTCTGAAGCATTGTTTTCTTTATCGCCACCAACATCTTTCATCGGCTCAGCACCAGTTTCATTTTTGTTGGGTTCAGCATTTGGAGCAGCTGCTTGTTTGTTAGCGATAGTTTCCTTCTCAGCGTCAGGTAATTCTTTATCGTTTACATTCTTTTGAATAGTAGTATCTTGTCCCTCTTCTTTAACTTCTTCTTTAGCAGAATCGTCTTGAGGGTTTTCAATCTCGTCTTTTTTGGTCATCGAGTCCTCAGCAGCTTTTGCCGCTTTCTCCTGAAGGTTTTTCTCCATCAAGTCTTCAATGACTTCAATTAGACCTTTTTTTGTTTCTGTTTCTGACATGTTGCTATAGCTCCAATTATAATTTATTTATTTTTTACTGATTCTCCAAGAACCTTTTAAAGAGTTTTAATTTTGTATTATTTAATTCGCGAGCAGCGGCCATCTTAAGCTCTTTTCGAGCATTTTCGAGGTCAACTTTCTGCCAAACACCAGACTCAAAAATCCAATCTGCTTGCTCATATACACCTTCTACAAAGGCTTCTTGAGCAGATGGGTCAAACACCACATCAGCAGCTGTAGTTAATACAAAATCTTCTTGTACTTCATTATATCCCTCACGAGTCATTTTAAGAGAGCCTAAACCTCTTGATGAAACACCAATCTTCACACCATCGTCAAGCAAATTCTCGACTATCTTACCCATTGGTGTGCTCAATACTTGTGCTTTACCATTATAGTAGTATCCATCACGAGTTAAGTTCTTAGTCATGATGGCTGCTCTCTCAGGATTTACAGTGGGTTCAGCAGGGTGATTTAACTCACCAAGTGCTCTGTTTTGAGAGATATAATCTTTTGTGTATTTCTCAACCGCTTTATCCATTACGTGTTGAGGGTAGATACGACCATTTCTGTTTTCTTTTTGTGCTTGTAGAAACGGTCCTTGAATAAATTTCTTCTTCTCTGTCTTACCTTCTGTAATTACAGATAGGTCATTAAAAGTAATATCTTCTTTGATTAACTTCATTATTGACCTCTAAATACAATGATAGCATTTGGTGATGTACCAGTGATGACTACATTACCTTTTGAATTTGTTATTGGAATACCACCAGTCATGTTGAAATCCCATTTACCAGTTGCGAACGCATTACCATCAACAGTGATTGCATTTGCTCCCATGTTTGTGATTGATTCAATCTTGATAGGTCTCATATAATGATTGATATTCTTTTCATCTGAGTCAGATGCAGGCGATTGATTAGGAGCATAAATATTTTTTACCTGATAGGTAAATGTAAAGTCATCAGAATCCAATGTAGCGGCAGTATCAACATGATATACTACACGATTTCCTTGTGATGAACCTTGAATTCCTACTGATTTTGATACAACTGTATTTGCCATGTTTTATTTATTCCTTATGTTCCTGAGTATGTCCTAGCTCTGCCAGCTACTCTTTTCTTTGTTATTTTTCTTTTTAAGCTAGCGAGTTTCTTTTTACCTGCTCCTCGAGCTCTCATCGCTCTCTTTAACTTAATACCTGTTCTTCTAAGTGAGGCTTTTCTAGTACCAGTTTGTGGTACACATCTATTACCTTGTAATCTTGTTCCAGCCTTACATCTTTTTCTTTTTACAATTCTACCTTTAGTTCTTCTAAAGATAACTCTTGCTCTACCAGGCTGAGCTTCATCCATTGATGTAATACCATGTTCAAATGGGTCATCAGTTGATTCTGGTAGGTCAGCATCCATGACATCGAAAGTATCTGCAAATAAAGCATCTTTAAGAGCTAGATATGTTTTAACACCATCATCGACATGGTCGATTTGGTCATCTATCTCCATTTCAATATCCATTAACTCACCAAACTCATCTGGTATAAAGTCATAATACATTTCAGGACATGAACAACTGTCATCATCCTCTGGGCAATCACACATTGTATCATTTAAATCTGTGCCGCCAGATAAGCTACCTTCATCTAAGATTAGTTCATCTTCAAACTCTACGGCTTCCATAAAGTCTTCAATAATAACTTCATCTTTGATTTCTTCCAACGTATCTTCATCAATAATAGAATCAGATTCAACGAACTCGCTACTACGCACTAACTCTTTATAGTGTCGTCTATATTCTTCACGTTTTTTGTCCATCCAAGAAGGAAGGTTTTGTTTATCACTCATCTTTTTCTTTTTCCGGTTCGTCATTTTCCTGAACTTCAGGCATAATGAAATCTTTTGCAATAGAAGCTTTCATATCACCTAATTTTTCAAATGCTTTCTTGTCTAAGGCAGCCTTCGCATCAGCGACGAATTTTTCTTTATCGTCAAGTTTCATAATTTATTTATACTCCTTTAACCTCTAATAATAGCATCCATCTCCAACTGGAGGTTCTGCTTAAGTTCTTCTTCAAGCTCATCTTTTTCTTGTTTTCCTTCGTCATAGAGAGCTNNCTTGTCCATTTAACTGAACACCACCAGGAAGTTCAGTATTTTCATATTTCTTAAGGTTGGTACCCCATTGCATTTTCAATAATGCAGTTGAATACTTCTTAATCCATATATCACCGTATACATCTCCATATACTTCTGGGTCAGTAGCCTCATAACATTCTACAAGGAAATACTGTCCTTTCTTCGGTCTTTTCCAATCGATATCTAACCAAAGTCTATTCTTTGCTTTACTATATCTGATTGCAGGTGATGTGTTTAACATAAAGTCAATATGTTCTACATATTGTTTCTGAATATAATAACCTGTGATACCAGAACCCGCTGCATTACCATAGAATGCATCAAAGTTATTTAAGAAATATTGATACTCATAGTTATACATGCCAGACTGTGCAAAACTATCTACTTTAGATACTCTTGTAATCTGTAATATATTTTCTGGTATTCTTACACCTAACTGACCAGCTTCAACAAGTGCAACTGAATCTCTTAGATATAATTGTTCTTTCTGGTAGTTCTTTCTAAATACTTTATTATCAGAATCTAATGGTAAATCACTGTCAATCTTAATGTAGATATTAAAGCCAGTGTCTGAATCTGTACCAGCTGATGGATTATGAAATACTCTAGCACCTTTCTTATATTCTGAATCGTGATTGAATGTAGGTGCCGTAAGGTCTTGATGTATTCTTTGATTTTCTTGTATAAGTTTAGTATCTATCTTTAGAACTCTATATGTTCTTTCACTACCATCGTAATGATATTCCTGATACATCTTAACTGCATCATCAATACAATCTTCTAACTGAACATCAGATACTTCTACGTTAACGACTGGTGCACCGCACCTACGCAGCATATAGTCAGCTAATGTTTGTTTACTCTTTGGTAGTGCCATCTTCTATATTCCGTGATTCATACATATCCATTTGGTCTTCTTCTGTATTTATTTGACCATCATCAATTTCACCCATAATCTCACGGTCAATTCTAGCAATATCATCTTCTGATTGAGCTAGAATAACTTTACGCACATATTCAATTGAGAAATATTTACCTACATATTCTGTAGCATCTCGTAACAGATTCATTCTATCCGTTAATAGTTCTACATCTTTTAGTTCTTTAAAGTGTGTATCTTCAACAAAGTCGAATGTGATATGACTTCTCATTTCATCAAACTCTTTAGCAGTACAAACACCGCTAAGTGATAGTTGTACTCTTAAGATTTCATTGAATAATTCACCAAACTGTTTCTTTAATCTTGCAACAAACTTACCAAATTTCAATTCATCTCTTGAAATATCTGAAGCTCTACCAATTTGGAATGCTGTATCAGCACCATTGATTCTTGTAAGTGGTACATTTAATGCTTCATATAGTTTGTTTTTAAAGTATTGTACATCTTCAAGGTCACCAAGATTCTGACCACCTGGAAGTGTAGTAATTTCAGTGGCTTTTCCATCTCTTCTTGGTAGCCAAAAATCTTCTAAGATTGACATAAACTTACGTGAATCTCTAATATGACCAGTCACTGGGTCATAATCAATCTTATTTCTAAATCTGTTCTGCATATCTCTAAGATATTGTTCTGCTTTAATTTTAGGCAGATTACCAACATCTACATAAAATATTCTTCTTTCAGGTGCTCTTGCAATTCT